CAGAAATGGCTCATCAATTAGCTATTATGGCTAAAGCATTGAAAAGAGACATGGAAACAGCTCTCTGTCAAAATGGTGGTAAAACAACTGGTAACGCAACAACAGCTAGAAAAACTGGTGGCTTTGAGTCTTGGATAAAATCCAATTACAGTAAAGCAGCAGCAGGCGCACCTACTGGTGGTGGTACAGCTCCAACAGACGGAACTCAAAGAGCTTTAACTGAAACTTTACTTAAAGCAGTATTACAATCTTGTTTCACAAACGGTGGAGAGCCTTCAATGGCAATCTGTGGCCCTGTAAACAAGCAGAAAATATCTGGTTTCACAGGTAGAAGTTCAGCTAGACAAATGGTTGATGCAAACACAGTAGAGGCTTCTGTTTCTATTTATGCTTCAGACTTTGGTGAGTTAAAAATCGTTCCATCTAACTTCAGTAGAGAAAGATCACTATTATTAGTTGATCCAGACTATGCTAAAGTTTCTTTCTTAAGAGACTTTAAAACAGTTGATATCGCTACTGTAGGTGATGCACAAACTAAAATGATTGTGACAGAATATGGATTAGAAATGAGCAACGAAGCTGCTCACGGTATAGTCGCAGATTTAACAACTTCATAAGTTAGTTAGAATTCAGGGAGAGCTTCGGCTCTCCCGCCCTTATTTAACATGGCAACAAAACGTACAATCACAGACCATAAAACTGGTTATAAATCAGAGTTCATTACCGAAGATGACAAGCTGGTTTATCATACGACTCAAGATGTTGCTCCCGTCATTGACCACGTTAAGAAACTAAGAGACAATACACTTAAGCCTGGAAAAGATATGCGACACATTGCTGAAGTCCCTATGGTGATTTGGCAAAAGGCATTACGCGAAGGCTGGTCAAAGGATAGAGCTAAATGGAAACAATGGCTCAACGACCCAGATAATAAAGTATTTAGAACTTGGCAAGGTAAAGTATGACATATGCAGAATTAAAAACAGCAATAGCAAATTATCTTAATAGATCAGATTTAACGTCTGATATAGATACGTTTATCGATAATGTCGAAGCAGAACTTAACAGAAGGTTAAGAACCAAAGACATGATTAAAAGAGCAACTGCTACAGCTGACTCACAATATTTAACAGTTCCAACAGATTGGATAGAGGCAATTAATGTAGAAATTACATCAAACGATTTCAGTCCTTTATTCCAACAATCTATAGAGTCATTAGATGTCTATAGAAAATCAAATAACAACTCTGTAGGTCAACCAGTTTACTTTGCAATGGTTGATGACTCCATCGAATTAGCACCAACTCCTGATGGAGAATATACCCTACAGCTAACTTACTATGCTAAAATATCTGCATTAAGTGATACCAATACAAGTAACTTTGTATCAGTCTCGCACCCAGATGTTTATTTATATGGTGCATTAAAACACGCTTCTATCTTCTTAATGGAAGATGAAAGAATACCAATGTTCACTCAACAGTTTGAGAAAGCATTAGAAGAAATGAGACTCGAACAAGAGAAAGCTGCATTTGGTAAAGGTTCTTTAATGATGAGAAGAAGAACTTACGGAAAAAAACAAAAAAGAAATTATTACTACGGTAATTAATAAAGGAGAATAGAATGGCTGGATTTTCAGATTATTTAGAAAACAAAGTTGTTGGTCATGTATTTGGTGGATCAGCCTATACAGCTCCAGCAACATTATATGTAGCATTATATACATCAGCACCATCTGATACTGGTGGTGGAACAGAAGTTTCTGGCGGAGGCTATGTAAGAAAAACAGCAGCTTTTACTGTCACTGCTGATACAGCATCAAACACATCAGCTATAGAATACCCAACAGCTACAGCTAATTACGGTACTGTTGTTGCAGTAGGTGTTTTTGACGCTTTATCATCTGGTAACTTACTTGCTTATGGTAACTTAACTACAAGCAAAACTGTTTCTACTGGAGATGTATTTAGATTTAATGCAGGTGCTATAGACATAACTGTAGCTTAATAACATGGCTTCAGTTGGCTATGGTTTTGGTGGATACGGTAAGTCTTACTGGGGAACACCACAATTTGAATTAGCTGAAAGCTCAATCACAGCAACATCAAACCTAACTGCGGTTGGTGTTGTACCTGTAACTGGAGAAGCATTAATAACTGCTTCTTCTAGTGTCACAGCAGTTGGACTCGTACCAATACAAGGTGCATCATCTATAACAGCAACATCTGGTCTTACATCAGATGCAGTCATAGTTAAGTTTGGTGCGTCAAACATATCAGCAACATCTAACCTAACCGCTGTAGGTACACAGATTGATATTGGTGGCGTTATTATGGCGGCATCAACAAGTCTTAGTGCGGTAGGCACACAAATTGATGTTGGTGAATCAAATATTACCGCATCTACAAACGTAACTGCTACTGGTGTCTTTATCGTATCAGCGGCAAGTCAAATAAACGCTACAACTAACCTAGATGTCACTGGCTCACTGATTCAGTTTGGCACTTCTAGTATTCAACAAACAAGTGGTTTTTCTGCGATAGGTAGTTTAAAATGGGAAGACCAGACTGTAGCAGATACTATTTACATAGACCAATCACCAGCTACAACAACTTGGACAGATCAGTCCTCAACAAATACTAATTGGACTGACATCGCAGCATAAACAGGAATAAATTATGGCAGATACATTTACAACGAATTTAAACTTAACTAAACCAGAAGTAGGAGCATCTACAGATACTTGGGGAACAAAGCTAAACGCTGACCTCGATACTCTTGATGGAATCTTTGCCTCTAATGGTACTTCAGTAGCATTAAACCTAGACGGAGCAGTAATTGATAGTTCTGTCATTGGTGGCACAACCCCAGCTGCGGGAACATTTACGACTTTTACATCTACAGGTATTGATGACAATGCTAGTGCAACAGCTATAACAATTGATAGTAGTGAGAATGTTGGAATTGGAACTTCATCTCCAAATGCTTACAGTAATGTAACTACATTAACAGTAAATGGAACAAATCAAGGTAGAGTAGATTTAGAATATGGAGGAACTTTTGGTGGTGCAATTTTAGCTGTTTCAGGGGAAACACAAATAAAAGCAAGTGGTAGCTCACAAGTTATGGCGTTTGAAGTCAACGATGCAGAACGCATGAGAATAGACACATCAGGCAACGTTGGAATTGGAATGAGTAATCCAGCAGACTACAATTTTGATACTGGTGTAAATTTAGTTGTTGGAAGCTCTAGCACAAATGGTCAAATACAGGTTTTATCAGGAACAAGTGGTATAGGTTATTTAGCTTTTGCTGATGGAGTAACTGGAGCAGAAAACTACAGAGGTCTTATTCAGTATCATCATGGAAGTAATTACATGGGTTTAAGAACCAATGGTTCAGAACGCATGAGAATAGACTCGTCAGGAAATGTTGGAATTGGAACGAGTAGTCCTACTGCTAAAATGCAAATCAATGACGCAAGTTCATCTAAAGTTCGTTTTCTTGATACTACTGACTTTTTCTATACAGATTATGGTAGAGATGGTATTGACGCATATACCAACACCAATGGTGCTGCACCTATATTTTTTAAGACTGGTGGCTCAGAACGCATGAGAATAGCAGCAACAGGTGCGTTAGAATTTCAAGGTCAAGACTTTTCAAATATGGGTACATTATATGCTAGTCAATATCTAGCTAATGGTGATGCTGATACGGGTATTGTTATGCAGGGTTCTAATGTTATGTCTCTGCATACTGGTGGCTCAGAACGCATGAGAATAGACTCATCAGGTAATGTGGGAATTGGAACGACTAGTCCTTCAGAAAAATTACACGTCCATTCAGGCACAGGAAATGTTCCTGCTAAATTTGAAAGTGGAGATGCTTATTCAATAATTACATTTGCAGACAGTGGGACAAGTGGAACTGTGGGTACAGGAGCTCAAAGCAATGATTTAATTTTTTATTCAGGCGATGCACAACGCATGAGGTTATCATCAGGGGGTGTAATAAGTGCAGATGGTGTTTACAACACTACAAGCAGTGATGCAGCCAACGTAAGAGTTTTAAGTAATGGAAATATTGTAAGGTCAACATCATCAGAAAGATATAAAAACACTATTACAGATGCTTCTAAAGGCTTAACAGAATTAAATAATTTAAGACCTGTTACATATAAAGGCAACAATGATGGCGATACAGTTTTTTATGGATTAATAGCTGAAGAGGTGCATGAAGCAGGTTTAACAGAATTTGTTGAATATAATGATGATAACGAACCTGATGCTTTAAGATATCCACACATGGTTTCTCTTTGCATCAAAGCTATACAAGAACAACAAACACAGATTGAAGCCTTACAGTCTGAAGTTAACTTACTTAAAGGAGAATAATAATGGCAAATACATATACATGGGATTGTAAAACAGTTGATGTTTACCCAGAACACGATAACGAATCAGATGTTGTTTACAACGTACACTGGCGATTAAACGCAGAGAGCAATCAACAAGACGCTGAAGGTAATAACTATTCATCTTCTGTTTATGGTAATCACGGCGTTAATGCAGATGACATAACAAACTTTGTACCTTTCGCTGATCTTACCAATGACTTGGTTACTGGTTGGGTTATAGATGTTATGGGCGAAGATGAAGTTGATAATCTAAAGTCTGGATTAGACAATGCCATTGACGGACAAATCAATCCAACAAGCGAAACAAAAACAATAGCAGGTTAATAATGCCTTTACTACCAGTCACCCCTCCAGCTGGAGTAGTCACCAATGGAACAGACTACGCTAATAAAGGGCGTTGGACTGATAGTAATTTAGTGCGTTTTCAAAATGGTTTTCTACGACCTATTGGTGGTTGGGAAAAAATAAGAAATACTACTCTAACAGGTACGCCGACAGGAATGTTTGCGTACATTACTAATGCTGGTAAAAAAGTTTTAGTAGTTGGAACAAGGCAAAAGATTTATGTCAACCATGACGGAACTTGGCATGACATAACTCCTTCAGGCTTTGTATCTGACCTATCAACAGACCCACTTGGGTACGGTGCATATAACTATGATGTCGAAGACTATGGTGATGCTAGATCACAATCTGGATTATTTTTTGATTCTAAATCATGGTCTTTTGATAACTTTGGTGAAGACTTACTTTTCTGTTGTGCAAGTGATGGCAAGATTTATAAATGGTCGCCTTCTGCACCTTCTACCATAGGCTCACAGCTAACTAATTCTCCTACAGGATGTTCTGGTGTTTTAGTCACTAATGAACGTCATGTTATAGCTCTGGGTGCTGGTGGTGATCCAAGAAAAGTACAATGGTCATCAAGAGAAGCAAGTACAACCTGGACAGCTGCATCAACGAATACTGCTGGTGATTTACAGATACCAACAGGCGGCAGAATATTAAGTGGTATTAAATGGCAAACAGATGTTATTATCTTTACTGATACAGGTATAGCAAGACTTTACTATACAGGTTCTCCTTTTATATACGGTATTCAAGATGCTGGTACTAACTGTAAAACTGCATCACCAAGAACAATAGTATCCTCTGGTAACTTCTTAGCATGGATGGGTGAAAACTCTTTCTTTGTTTTTGATGGATCAGTTAAAGAAATTAAATGTGATGTGCATGACCATGTATTTGATAATATTAAATACGCTTATAGACGTATTGCTTGTGGTGGCCACAATTCTAACTTTAATGAGATATGGTGGTTTTATCCAGAAGGTGCTTCACAGAAAACTCCTAATAAATATGTCATCTGGAATTATGTTGATAATGTCTGGTCAATTGGTGAAATGGATAGAGGATGCTGGATAGACCAAGGTGTTTTTGATTATCCTATCGCTTGTGATTCACTTGGTAATGTTTATCAGCACGACAGCACAACATTAAACAATTCAGAGAATTTAGGGACAGCAGTACCTTACGCACAATCAGGGCCTATCGAAATAGGTAACGGTGATAACTATGTGCAATGTAATCAGATACTCCCCGATGAAGAAGCAAATACATTACCTGGTGTTGTTATAAGTTTTACAGGAAGATTTACACCACTAGGAGCAGAAACAGATTTTGGTGACTTTACTTTTAATAGTGATGGTTACACAGATGCAAGATTTACAGCCAGACAAGTTCGTATGAAAGTGACTGGCGATACTGACCAGATGTTTCAGGTTGGTAATATACGATTAGATTTAAGAAACAGAGGTCGTAGATAGTGGCAAGAAAAACACTGACACGACCAGGTGAAGATTACGATAAAAACTATCTTAACTATTTAATATCAGAGATAGAATATCAAACAGGTATGACTTTCAACAAAGGTGAAAGAATACAAATAAATGGTGGTGATGCCACCGAGTTAGTATTGGTAAGTCCAAATGGAACAAAATATAAAGTTAGTGTCGCAGACAACGGAACACTCTCCACCTCCACAACAGTCTAAAGAAGACTGGGAACTAGAGTTTGAAAGGTTAGAGCATCATATTCTTCGTGCATTAAAGCACCAAGATAGGTATAATCTAAGTGATATTAAAGAAAAAATAGGCCAAGGAATGTTTCATATATGGCCTGGAAAAGATGCTTTTTACATATCTAGCTTTGGTGAGTTTCCTAAATACAGAGTTTTAAATTTATTTTTGTGTGGTGGAAGCTACGAAGAACTAGAAGAGATGTTTCCAAGCATTGAAGAATTTGCAAAAAATTGTGAATGTAAATATCTTTATGGCGGTGGTCGTAAAGGTTGGATAAGAAAATTAAAACATCTTGGTTTTGAACAAGAATATATAGTCAAGAAGGAATTATAATTATGGGATGGGAAACATTAATACCAGCAGCAGTAGGCTTATACAGTGCTTCACAAAGTGGTGGAGATACAATTGTATCAAATACTGATCCAGCGACACAAGCTCGTTACGATGATTTATACAATAGAGCCAAAGGTGTAGCGAACCAACCTTTCGTTCCTTATACTGGCCCAAGGGTAGCTGGATATAATCCAGACCAACTTGCTGGTATGGATGCAACCAGAGGTTTATTTAATCAAACACAACAATTTAATCCTCAAGCTGGTTTACAAGGTTTGTTTAATGAAAGCAGATACTCAAAACCAAGCGTAACACCTTTTACTGGTTCAGCAACAGACATTAATAGGTCTAATATAAGAGATGTAAGACCACAATCATTATTGAATACAAATTTAAGTGCATATCAAAATCCGTTTCAATCACAAGTTATAGACAATACACTTGGTGATTTAAACAGAGCAAGACAAATGCAAATACAAAGCGACCAAGATGCAGCAATCGGAAGAGGTGCTTTTGGTGGTTCACGTTCAGCTTTATTAGAATCAGAAACAAACAGAAAATTTGCAGAACAAGCAGCTAAAGCATCTGGTAATTTACGTTCACAAGGTTTTGATAGAGCTACATCATTAGCTGGTCAAGATATAGGAAGACAGTTTGATGCAGATAGATATATGTCTGATGTAGATAGACAGGTTGAGATGACTAATGCTGGTTACGGTAATCAATTTGGTATTGCTAACATGGATGCACAAAACAGAGCAAGATTTATGCAACCAGGGTTGGATTTGCAAAACAGACAGTTCCAACAAAATCTTTTAAATAATCAAGTTAGCAATCAATACAGAAACTTAGGCTTACTTGGCAATCAAGGAAGATCAGCACAAGCTCTATCACAAGCTGGAATGGATGCTGGTTACGAACAGTTCTTACGAGGCATTAATTATGGGCCACAACAACTTGGTTTATTATCAGGTGCGGTCTTTGGTATGACTCCAGGACAAACTGATACTACTAAACAAGGTATGGGTGGTAGAATTGGTGATGCTTTAGATATTTATAACTCGGTTTCAAGTTTATTCCCACCATCAGGAGGTTAAATAATGGCAATATATGATTTTAATAATCCAATGGGATTGCTAGGAGTAAATAACAATCCTACAGGCTCTCTTGGTTTAAATATAAGTCCTACTCTTGATGCTAGAGCAAAACAAGCTGAAGAAGACGAGGCAAAAAGAAAAAGAGCTGAACAATCTTTAAAGCTACAAAACCTTGCTGATACTTTTCGCATGGTTAATGCTAATAAATCAGGCAACACTCAAGGTGTAGCTTTATACTCAAATAGACTCGCTAATAGAAGAGCTGAAGAACAAGCCAGATTAAAAGCAGAACAAGCAAAAAGAGATCAAGAAAAATTACTTGCATCGCTACCACCCGAAACTCAAAGAATATTTGAGATATTTGGTGCAAAGGCTGCTTATGATAATTTATATAGTGGTTCAAAAAATCCTAACACGGAGTCTGAAAGATCAAGAATTAGACTTATGGAGTTGAACAATAAGACTAATCTAAACGCACAAGAACAATATGAAATGAATTTGTTAAAAACAAATGTATATGGAGCAAAGGAAGTAATACCATTTTTTGACAGCAATGCCAATCCGCTTCCTAAAATTATTACTAACTGGGATTTGAATGACAATCCTGAACTGCTTGAAAAATTAACAAAAGAAGGATTTGCTACAGTTGGTTCTAATCCATCTGGAGCATTTTCAGCACCCACAAGTGCTAATGAAGAAATTGCTGTTAAATGGGAAGATACAAAAAACACCTTAAACTTAATTAATGATCTTGCTACAGTTCTTGACCAAGGTAGAGATTCACCAACTTTAGCTGGAGCAATAGCCGACCTTGTAAATACAGGTATTTATCAAGTTAAATCAGCTAATAAACTAATTAATTATGAAAAAAACCATCCTGATGAATATATGAAAACAGTTAATTATATCAATAATAAACATAAAGGCGTTTTAGATAAAATATCATCTGACAGAGGTATAGCAACATCCACAGTAATGAGACTAGCTTATTCACTGGCAAAGCAACAAGACCCTGGTGGAAGATTATCAGATAAAGATGTTGATGCTGCTATAGAAATGATTGGAGGCTCTGGTGCTAATGTAGACAAAAGATTAAGTGTTTTAGGATCATTGCACAAATCTTTAAGTGGTCAACACAATACATATTTGGAAAGACAACAATTAATGTATCCAGGTAACAAAAGCATACAAAGTAGTGTAAATAATTTTAAAACCTTACCTGCATTTCGTTATTCTGCCCCACAACAAAATAGCAAATCAGTAGACGATATATTAAATGAACTAGGAATTCAATAAAATGGCAAACGCCAATCAAGCAAAAATAGATAAAATTGATGAAGCTATTGTTCTTTTATATGGCGATGGAAACCCGTCTGAAGAAAACTTGCAAAAAATTAAAATACTTGTAGATGAAAAAAAATCTTTAAAGTTAATACCTGAGCCTAAACCCGAAATTGAAAAGAAAGCTAATTTTAAAGATACTGCGTTAGCAACTCTAGGAATACAAAACATACAAAAAAATGACCAGGGACAAAATATTGTTAATCTTGGTTACAATCCTTTAACAAGCGGCCCTTTAGAACAAACAGCCTTTAAAGCAGCAAGTAATGTTTTAAGAGGTGTTGGTTCTTTGCCTTTTGACTTATATGCTAAAACAGGATTACCTGGTTCAGAAGGTTCAGCAAACATAGCAGAGTCTGTAAGAAAAACAATTCCAAAAATACAAGGCGGTTTACCAGGAACAGATACTGCTGGTTCTATAGCACAATATGCAGTTCCTGGAATGGCTGCATTTAAAGCATCACAGTTTGCTAATGCTCCTAAAGTAGTAAATTATGTCTCTGGTTTGTTAGGATCAGCAGCTTCAGATGTTGCTGTTTCAGTTCCAGGCGAAACATCTTCTCTTGGAAACCTTTTGGGAGGCCCTACAGCAATACAGCCAACAGATGACCCAGCAACACAAAGACTAAAAGTTGGTGGAGAAGTTTTAGGCATTGGCCCAGCAGTTGATACTGTATTATCGCCTTTTAGATATATTGGTTCAAAATTACCAACACAGAAAAATATAGAAAAAGAATTACCAGAGGTCTTTCAAGAGCCTGGAAACATATTTTTTGATCCTCAGAAATCAGCAACTGAGCTTGAAAATGTTGTAAACAGAGCTGATATACCTGGTTACAACCCAACCACAGGTGTTTCTAGTGGAGATATAATGGGTATAGCTTCAGAAAGAGCTATATCAAGTAGACCAGAAATGGTTCAAAGAATGATAAAAAATGTAGGTGCTTTAGGGGATGAAACAAAAAATATAAGTTCATCTACTGGTAACATCGCAGATACAGCTTCTGCTGTTAAGGATATAAGAGAAACAAATATAAGAAGTGCTGAATCAAATGTTTTAAAATCTGAACAAAACTATGAAGCAGCACAAAAGGAGCTAGATTCACAAATTGCAAAATACAACAATACAACTAGGTCTAGTCAAGAGTCTGCATCTATAACTTTAGATAATCAACTACAAAATGAGTTGCTTGTTTTAAATAAACAGAAAAAAGATTTATATGATGCTATTGATCCAGAGGGTACATTACTAGTTGATTTAACTTTATTAAAAAAAGCAGCTGACTTTATAAGAAAGCCAACAGCACCATTAAAAACAGCAGAAGCAGAAGCTGTACAAACATTTGGTGGAAGCGTTTTTAAAGCTATAGACAATGCTATAGAAGCACAAGCAAAAGGTAATAAAAGCTCTTACAAAGAATTAATAGATTTAAGAGCAAGTGTTAATGATGCGATTAACCAAGCATACAAAAACGACTCACCAGTAGCTGCAAAAAGTTTAGAAAAAATTAGAGGAACTATTGATAAATATACAGAAAACTTAGCAAGTTTTAATCAAGGACAAAATATAGTTCCTGAAGGTTTTACAAGTATTCCATCTGATGCAGCTGAAGCAGCTGTTAAAGCTAATGATTTTTATAAGAATGTTTATGCACCTAAATTTAAAGATGGACTTGGTGGTAAATGGGCGGATGATACCGTTAGTAATAAAAATCTACAAACACAAACAGCACAAAAATTTTTATTAGGGCCTACAGAGGGTGCTACACAACTTAGACAGATTATTAACGATGCACCAAACCCTGAAATAATGGAAGCTCAAGTTAGAGAATTTATGATTGGTGAATTAGCACAAAGAGCATTTAAAGGTAAGGGTGAAGTAGCTCCTAAACAAATATATGAGTTTTTGAAAAGATATGACTCAATATTAGATCAGTTTCCAGGATTAAAATCTGAGATTGTTGGTCTAAGAACTACACTCAAAGGACAGGCGGATAAAACAACTGGTTTTGCTAAAGCTGTTGTAAATGCAAAAAATAATTTAAAACAAACACAATCTGATGCAAACAAATCTGCATTCAAATACTTTACAGATTTACAACCAGAAGATGCGATAAGAAAAATATTATCAAGCGAAAACCCAACAGTAGAACTTGCTAAATTAAAAAATATTATTGGTAATAATCCAGAAGCAAAACTTGGCCTTAAAGCTGGTATTAGAGATGAAATTTATAGCAGACTTGTAAACACAAAAGGAGTAACTTCTACTGGTGATGAAATTAATGTTGCCTCTTTAGCAAAACTAAACAAGTTACTAACAGAGCCAAAAATGCAGAATGTTTTAAAAGGTATATTTAATAAAACCGAAATGGATGCTTTAAATAGAGTAAGACAAAGAGTTACAGAACTAGATAGGATAAATATACAAACAACATCTGGAAGTAGCACTAATCCACTACAACAAGATTCAAAAAGAGTTAAAACAGTTTTAGCCTCTGTTTATGGTATTGTTAAAGGCAGGGGTGTTTTTGCAGTTAGTTCATGGCTTGGCGATATGATAAGAGGTGGAACTGCTGAAGAGGTGGGAGAGAAATTACTTACTAAAGCAATGCTTGATCCAGAGTTTGCCCTTCTTATGTTAAAGGCTGATACTAAACAAAATCAAATAGCTGCAAGAGCATACATATTAAATAATATGCCAGAAATTTTAGATAACGATGATTCTTCTAACTAACATGACATACCATGACACGCAGATCGGAGCGAATAGGTAGGAGTGGAGAATACTTAACCTGCTCAGTACTGGCGAGAGAATCAGACACCGTTACAATAATGCCTCATACATCCCATGCTGATGTAATCTTTGAGTGGGAACACAAACTCTATAGATGCCAAGTTAAAACAGTTACACATATAGAATCTAAATATAAGAACTGGCGATTTGATTTACGCAAAGGCATTACCACTACAGGAAGACATTATAAAAAAGATCAAATAGATATAATCGCAATGGTTAATCTTGAATACCAGACTGTATGCTTCAAAGCCTTTTCTGATTGTAAAACAACACAAATCACGATAAAGGACGAAATTATGAAATCAATCAATTCTGTTGAAAGTTTAAAAGAAGCTATGGAGTCGATTATTTTGGCGACTGATGGTCGACAAGGCAAAAATGAGTCGACTTCTGGTACTAAAAAAGCTGCAATAAATGGCTGATTTCTAGTCTTTGACCCCTTCGTCTATCGGTTAGGACACCTGGTTTTCATTCTTAAATTTTATCCATCACACAATTTCTTGACTGTACATTATTTCCCTAAAAACCCTTGTTTTCTTTACAAGATTCGATTTATAATCTACTGAATAGGTAATTAAAATACACGCCATTTCGACACTAAAGGTCGACTGTATGGCGACTCTGCTTGGAGGTACGAGTTATGGCTAGATATAAAAGAGATACAAAGGTAAACAATTTATTAATCACAGAAAAAACTTATAGAGTTTTCTATCGCATTAATGGAAGGAAGAGAGAACTTACTCTTGGTACTAGAGACATACCAATCAATGTAGCAAGAAACAAAGCACAACAAATACTTGGTGAAGTTGCACAAGGTATTGATCCTTTAAATACCAGAGGTGGGGAAACTTTAAATCAAGCGTTTGAATATTACATTGATAAGTTAATACAAAATAAAAGAAGAGTTGCTATGCCTAACAAGAACGGTAAGCCTGGTGAGTATGTAAGAATGTGGGATAAAGATGTTAAGAATGATTTAGGTAAAAGAATTCTAACAGATATAAACAGGGGTGATATTACAAGATTACATTTAGAAATATCTAAAAGAGGTTCTTATGCTGCTAACAGAGTTGTCCAGATGATATCTGGTTGTTATAACCATGCGATAGCATTATCACTGGTAGAAATAAATCCTTGTAAAATTAAACTAAACAAAGAACTTATTAGTGAGAATGAAATATCAGACAAAGAGTTTGCTGAATTACAAAGACAAATAAACATCAAGAGACAAACTGTTCGACCTAACTTTGTTAGCTCTTTGGATTACATAGAACTTTGTATGCACTCAGGCGGTAGATGTAAGAGTGAGATAGGCAGTGCCAAGTGGTCTGATTTAAAAGATAACAAGATAGTTCTAAGCGAACATAAGACCGACCATGAAACTAATGAAGATAGAGTTATCTATCTAAGCAATCAAGCTATGATGGTTATTAATAAGCTAGAGAGAAAGGGAGAATACATCTTAGATGTAGACTACCCTGTCAAGATGTGGAAACAACTAGCTAAAAAGATTGGTAGACCAGAACTAAGGTTGCATGATCTAAGACATAACTTTTGTACTATGGCTGGAGAGATTATGGAACTACCAGAACTAATGAAACTATCTGGTCATAAAAGTATGTCTGCTGTTTTACGTTACCGTAAAGTAAGAGAGCCTAGAGCAATCAAGGAAATGCAAAACGTAGGCGACTATATGACCAAGATAATGATGTCTAATTAATCTAAAGGATTACCTTCTGGATCAACGCCATAAACCATTTCTAATTCTAGTTCTATATAGTGAATAGCTTTTCGTAAGTCTTTCACTCTATCTTCTTTTTCTCTGGTTACATACTTAACTACATTGGTTAAGTTAGGTGTTAGTCCATTGCTATACGCATACTCTAAAGGTTGAATACCTTTATCTTTGTAATGGCTTCCACCAATTTGTTTTTGTGTTGCTTTCATTCTAGCTCTATCCCACTCTTGCGGTGTTACATTATCTATACTCATTTATTCCTCCAAATTAATGATTAAATTTTATTGATAAATTTTCTGTAATTTATTTCTGAAGTTTTAATCTCAATAATATTTCTATTATTTTTGCTCAGTTACTTGCTTTATTAAAATTACATAGAGTAGAATATCACAATCACGAAGTAATAGGTAATAACATGGAAGAAAAAATATTTTTAAATCAAAACGAACTTGCGTCCAGATGGGGAATGTCTCCAAGAACTTTAGAGAACTGGCGTTCAACTGGCAAAGGCCCAGCTTATGTAAAAATAGGTGGTCAAGTTAGATACAAGTTTGAAGACATCAAGAAGCTAGAAGAAACATCACAAGTCGGAGAGTAGTTTGGTCAACGCTAGAAACAAGGGTAGGCGTGGAGAACGAGAGGTCATTGACGAAATCAAAGCACTCTTGGGTATCCAATTAGAAGTCAACTACTCACAGACATTTGGTGGTGGCCACGACTTACTCGGCTTAGATGGTTTTGCTATCGAAGTTAAAAGAAGAAAAGTCATTACACCAGGAGACTTAAAAAACTTCTGGGAACAAACAACCACACAAGCAAAGAAAGTAAGTTTACTTCCATGCTTATGGTTTAGAGCTGATAGATCAGACTGGCGTGTAATGATTGCTAATACATACGCACTTAAAAATAATTTATTTGAAATGGAAGATTTCAATGTTGCAATGAATATTTCTACGGAACTATTTGCATCATTAATAAGAGAGGAGTACGGACTTGTCACACGCGATATTATCTCCCAGTAGTATTAATAGAATAATTCGTTGCCCAGCTAGTGCAAAGATAAATGCAGTTGCGGAACGTAAAGGTAGCATGGCAGCAGCCAGAGGTACTTCTACACATGAAATGGTAGAAGCCTTACTTAAAAACAGATTAGATGGCATATCACTAAAAGACTATTATCTTGGTAGAACTGTAGACGTAGATGGTTTTAGCTTTGATATCACGCAAGATGATATTGATATGGCAGAAATTTATGTTGATTATATTAATAGAAGAACTGAAGAACTTAACGGAAAATTACTTGTAGAAGAAAAAGTAAATGCTCCAGATATAAGTGATGACCTTTGGGGTACTGCTGATGCAGTCATACTTGGCGAAGGTAACAGAATGGTTGTTGGCGATTTAAAGTCTGGTGCATGGGCAGTAGATGTCGTGATGAACGAACAGCTAATGTGCTACGCCTTGGGTTGCCTATCAAGATGGGGTAACGAAAATACAGTCATTGAAATGACAATCATACAACCAAACAAAAGAGCCTTTCATAAAGATGGGCAAATAAGAACTTGGGATATTCAAGCAGTTGATCTTGTCGACTGGGGTTTGAATATTTTGAAACCAGCTTGTGATGAAGCAATGGGCGAAGAGCCTAGCTTTAGTGCTGGAAATTGGTGCAAATTCTGTTCACACAAAGAAGTTTGCGAAACCTATAAATCCATGGAGGATAATTAAATGGTAAATGAAAAGAAGAAAGAGCAACCTCTTTTAAGTTTTCCTGATAAAGATGGAAACCCTAGAGAGATATTTGAAAGAGACTTAACTGATGCAACTGCACCTTTGGTGGAAGAAATCAGTAGAGACTTACAAGCAGAGCAACAGTTAAATGAAGCATATCAATTAGCAACTAAAACTGTTCATCACATGGAAGCGGTAAGAAAGAATGTAGCTAACACTTTAGAGAAGTTAGAAAAAGAACTACCGCCTTATAAAAAACCTGTGAAGATAGAAGGTGTCACTAAGGAGATTAACTAATGTCATTAGCAGCAATACAAAAGAAAGCAAAAGCGAAACCAAGTATTGTTATTATCTATGGCCCATCTGGTTTAGGTAAGACAACACTGGCAGTAGGAAGTAAGAATCCTATTGTTTTACAAACTGAAGAAGGACTAGGAATCTTAACTAATAATAGAGACATTCCACACTTTCCTTTAGCAAAAGACTACGATACTTTTTATGGTTATCTAAGGTCTTTAGTTGATGCAGATGAACTTGAATATAGCACTTTAGTTATTGATAGTTTAGATTGGTTAGAGCCACTCATTCATGCAAAGACTTGTGAAGCACATAAACAACCATCAATAGAATCTTTTGGTTATGGTCGTGGTTATGCAGAGGCGTTAAAGTATTGGAGAGAGGTTCTTGATTTAGTAAATAGATTAAGAAACGAAAAGAAAATGCGTATTGTTATGATTGCTCATAACCAGATTAAAGCATTTCACGATCCATCTACAGAAGCATACGATAGGCATGAACTTAAAATGCACAAAGCAGCAAGTGCCTTGGTACTTGAAGCAAGTGATATGTGCTTGTTCTTAAACTACAAAAAAGGAACGGTAAAAGTTCAAGGTAGTAAAGGACTAACAAGTAAGACTGTTCAATCTGGAAGGATATTAGTAACTACTGAATCCCCAGCTTGTGTAGCCAAGAACAGATACGGATTACCAGAACAAATATCAGTCGTAGAAGAAGGCGATGACTTTATTGTTAGAGCTGAAAAGACGTGGACTGAAATTGGTAAACTGATTGCGAAGTAATGGCAACTCAGCAAGAAAAAATAATCTACTTTATGACTAAAGCTAAAATATTAGTTGAAGATTGTATGGATAAAAACGGAGATGATGACCTTATTCTCCCGTTGGGTGCGAACAGAGTCTTAGCAGATATTGTTGATGCACTTGAAGAAGAAATAAGTCGAGCTAGTGATTACGAGGAATATGATCCTGGGTAGTCAATTATTAATTGTTAAATTTTTACGGAGGTAACAACATGGATTTAACAGAATTTGGTTTGGATAAAATAGAAGCTGGAGAAAGCTCTGGCGGTGGAGATAGGGTAAAGCCTGGAAGATACAACTTTGAATACGCTGGATCAGAAATGATTGAGGGTAGGAATGGTTGGAAGGCTTTGAAGATTCACTTTGAAGTAGAAGGCGAGATTATAAAAGTTAGTCATGCTTTCACAATGGCACATAATAATGACAAGCCTGTTGAGATAGGCAGAGAGTCATTAATGAAAATGCTTAATGCAATGGGAGTAGCATCAATGAAAAACACTGATGAACTTCTGGGTAAAAAAGTCGAAGGCGAATTAGTCGTTGGCGAGAAGGGTTATTTAGAAATAAAAGATGACTTTGGTAATGGTTGGAAGCCTTATGGTTCTACTGCTACTAAAGAAAATGCTGACCCTAAAGACGTATTACCAAAAGAAGATAAAGAGGAAATGTTCCCTAGCGATGTCGAAGACGAAGACGACCTACCTTTTTAATAATGATGATCTTAAGTATCGGAGGCCGAGTCTATGTTCATACTGTCATGGACTTAGCTCTCCGTTACTTCATATCCGTAATGGCAAGATTAAAGGTGCTTGTTGTTACGAACATCTTAAACTTATTGGAGAAGGTAAAAAAATGGAGCATATTAAAAATTTCGCACAGATTAATGAGGAGCTGTTATCTGTTGCACTCACGGAAAGTAAATCAAAATACTTAGAAGTTTCCAAAAAGAATAAATCGTTTGTCCTACATGAATGGACTAAAGAAGACAGGATTAGTTTTATAAGAAGGCTTGTGTCAAGTTATCTCAATAACTCCAAGGCACAGGCTGATGACTGACTTAACAAAATTTTATGGAGACAAGGGTATTGTTCTCGATCAGAACTATGCCTTTAGTAATACAAGTAAATCTAATGCTGACTTAATCAATGAGATGCGTTCTCATGGTTTGTTGGTTGATTTCTTAGATACAACAGGAAACTTAGTTAGAGTTCCTGTAAGTGCTGGGCCAACACATAGACCAGATAAAGGTGGAGAGCGTTCTGGGTATTATGTTTATAACCAGTTAGATCAAAACTTTGTATGCGTTTACGGTAACTGGCGTACTAATTTAGAGAACAAGTTTACTTCTTACAATCCTAATGAGATGTCTGCCGAGCAAAAAAGGGTATTACAAACCAAGCTCGAGGAGGCACAAAAGCGGAGAGAAGAGGCTAAGAAAATACAGCACCAACAGGTTGCCATATATGTTAAAGAAAAGTTTGCTAGTGCGAATGAAGTTATAGATCATAAGTATCTCACAGATAAAGGTATTAAAAATTATGGTTTAAAAACGATTAATGGAAACCTATTAATCGGGGTGCATTCTATCATAAGAAATAATGATAATGGGTTATTAGTTTCAGAAATAAAGTCTTTGCAATACATCATGCCAGATGGCAGTAAAAAGTTTGCAGGAGGCGGAGAAGTTAAGGGTAATGTATTCTTAATTGGTTGTAAGGCAGATGAATTACCTAGTTTAGAAACGATTATTTTATGTGAAGGATACGCCACAGGAAGCTCTATATACGAAGCTACAGGTCTACCTGTCGCGGTGGTATTCTCTGCAAATTTCTGTTTAACAGCGTGTAACAGGTTGCGTTCTATCACTAGTGCAAAGTTTATAATTGCACTTGATAATGATACTTCTGGAATAGGCGAGAAATGTGCCAATGAAGTTGTTAGCAGTATTAGTAATGCAGTTTCCAGATTGCCTTCTATTGTTGGAGACTTTAACGACCTGTATTTAGAGAAGGGTTTAGATCAAGTTAAGTTAGAGTTAGTAGAGTCTAAGTTTAATATTAGACAATATGCAATAAGAAACTTTGTTGAAGAACCTAAACCAATAGAATGGTTGGTAGATAGCTTCATTCCTTTTGGTAAACCTGGAATCATTGCGGCAGTTGGTGGCGTTGGTAAGTCTTTATCAATGATTCAGTTGGCTCTGGGCATTGCGACTGGTGGTAACTGGTGGGGTAAAACCATAAAACAAAAAGGGTCAACTGTAATATTCGCGGCTGAAGATGATTTGTCTGAAGTACATAGAAGGATTGATGCACTTGATCCTATGGGACTTAGGTTTCAATCTGAGTATGATGTTTATGTATTTCCGATTCCAGAACAAAAAGAACCAATGATTTTGTTGAGAGAAGAGGGAGTAACAGCACAAGCGACAGAGTTAGTAGAAGAATTAAAAGGTATTCCAAACTTAAAACTGGTTGTATTCGACCCATTACAAGCATTTACGACTGGTAATATCAGTTCAAGTAATGAAGTTGGCCAGTTATGGGGTTCTTATTGTGCAAACATATCAGCCAGATTAGGTGTTACGACTCTTACAGTTCATCACTTGGCAAAATCTGCCCTTACCAATGATTCAGACGATGCACTTTCGCACCGTGCTGAAATTCGTGGTGCATCAAGTATCACTGATAGTGTTAGGTTTGCGATAGCTATGTGGTTAGCGGATAACGATACGTGCGAAAAGATATGCATGGAGCAAGGCATAAAGGTAGACAGAATGGCAGTCGTTAAAGCCAGTCTGGTTAAAAGTAACTCTGGAAATGTAGACTATGAAACCAAGACTTTGGTTAGACGTGGTGCAGTTCTGGAAATATTAGAAAATAAAACGTCCTTTGATTGGGACTAAGGAGAAAGGAAAATGAATGTATTAAGCCTATTTGATGGCATGAGTTGTGGGCGTATCGCTTTAGATCGTCTTGGTATTAAAGTAGATAATTATTACGCTAGTGAAATAGATAAGTATGCTATGAAAGTTAGTGAAGCTAATTATCCAGATATTATACAAATTGGAGATGTAACAAAGATTAACTATGATGAGTTACCGCAAATTGATTTAATTATGGGTGGTAGTCCATGCCAAGGATTTAGTTTTGCTGGTAAACAGTTAGCGTTTGATGACCCAAGAAGTGCTTTATTTTTTTGTTTTTGGAGAGCTGTAAAACATCTTAAACCTAAATATTTTTTATTAGAAAATGTAAGAATGAAAAAAGAATACTTAGATGTTATATCTGAATACATGGGTGTCGAGCCAATAATGATTAATTCAGCGTTGGTATCAGCACAGAATAGGGTTAGATATTATTGGACTAACATACCTGGAATAGAACAGCCTGAACAAAGAGGTATAGTTTTAAGGGATATATTAGAGACAAAAGAAGTAGAGGGTTTATCAGATAAAGCTATTGATTACATGAATAGAAGTTCAAGTAAGTGGTCTGGAGGTAAAACTAGAAAAGATATTTATATAAAACATGAAAGCGAAAAGGGTATGTGTTTAACAGCAAATATGCACAAAGGCGTTCCTTATGGTGTTATAGAAACTAAAGAAACAAAATGGCGAAAACTAACCCCAGTTGAGTGTGAACGATTACAAACAGTACCAGATAATTATACTAACCATGTAAGCAATACGCAGCGATATAAAATGTTGGGTAATGGTTGGACTATAGAAACAATTGCACACATATTAAAAAACATGGAGATTAAATAATGAACGGAAAGGGAAGCGACCAACGACCAAGACAAGTAGATAAAAAAGTATTTGAGGATAATTGGGATAGGATATTTGGTAAGAAAAAGACCAAAAAAGAGACTGAAAAGAAGGACGAAAAGAAAAAGTAATCGGATACACGGGTAGCCGATTATCGTATAGATGCCTAGCCGATTATCGGCTATACGGGTAGCCGAATATCCAAGACTAGACTAATAGAGAGAGTGAGCCTTGCGGCTCATCTCTCAGGGAAAAAAATATCAGTAATATTTACTCATAAAGCTGGGTTGTAATAATGTAACAAATCACTACATGAATCGATAAAATTTATAGGAGCAAGAAACAATGAAACAGTTAGAAGCAAGAATGATAGAAGCAAAGGATCAGTTTTATAGAAACAGAAGGCAGAGAGGATTCATGTCGTTTTGGTGGTCTGACCCGTTACATTATGTTTTAGTCTTAGAGGTTGCTATTGCTAACGCGAGTAGCAAAAGCATTAATTTTGAAACAATAGTGGAACTATTGCCTAGCAGCATGGGGAGTAGGTCAACGATAGCAACGGTGTTAGACGACTTTGTAGCGAGAGGATATATGTGCAAGGATGTGGGGAAGGATAAGAGGAAGCGAGTGTATAGAGTGTGTGAAGGCTCAATGGATTTAATAAATGATTGGTTTACGAAAAGGGATTTTAGTCTCAAGGCGGTTAGTTAGTTGAAGAATACGAAATGGTGGTTAGTTGTTGAAGCGATTGAGAGTCCAGAGGAAAGTGGATTGATACCTTACGGTCTAGCTATGAAGTATAAGAACTATTCGAAGCTGAAGAAGGTCGTCTGGAAGTGGTATAAGAAACATTTAGGTAGAACGGATATAAAGGGTAGGGAGAAGCTAGTCTTGTATGCTCTTTGCGAGAGGTATTCGGCACAGGATTATTCAAGCCATGATGCGGTTAGCTACTTGGCGTTAATGATTGGCATGAACAGGCATACGGTTAGTAAAGGTATTCAGAATCTTATGGATCAGAATATTATTTGGTGTGCTATTGATAAAGAGAAGAAGGTGTTAAGAAACTTGAAGGCAGGAGTTCAACATAAACATTTTTTGTTTGTTGGTTTGGGCGTGATGTTGGAAAGGGAAAGCCAAGACGAGTAGTTTATACTTTAGGGGGTTTGAGGATACTCGCCTCGGCCTTCGTGATTGGTTAATTATACCCTAAACAAGATTGAATGAATGAAGTATCTGCCTCATCGTAAGTTTTAAAATATTCAATGTCTGAATAAATACCGCTTTTTCTTTTTGGCTCGTATTTGTTACCCTTGTATTCAAGAACATCAATATAGTATTTATTGCCCTCTTGTTTTAAAAGCACATAAGGTTTTTTAGTTTCTTTATGTGTAATTCTGCTTTGTAATAATGTTTTCGTCATTTTAGTTATACCTCTCTTTTTGATAAGTTTCCTTAATTTGGTTTTTAGTTACTTTAATTACTTGGTTTGTTTCTTCGTCTAGGAAATCAACCTTGGTTTTGTCTGAGTCTTTATAATCTTCTCTGACGTATCCAAAAATTGTAGTCCCTTGTATTTGCACTCTATTCATAATACCCCTTTTTGATTTGAAAGAATTTGTATATGAAATCCATTAGAGGGTAGTTCTTTTCACATTCTGCCCATGCAGTAATTTCATCAGTAAAATGTAAAAGTGTTTCTTTGCTCTCAGGTTCATAGCGTTTGATTCTAGCTTTAAAGTTCTTATTGTCGCTAGATTCTAGATGTTGTTTTGCCAGTTCCTGTGCCTGTTCATATATGTATTTATTGGTTTCCAGAATGTATGCGGTTGCTTGTTCTAGTTGGATTGAGTCAATCTTCACATTGCACCGCCATTGATTAGATAAAGTATCCATACACAGGTTAATAATCCTATGATTGATATTCGCATCATTAGATCGTGTTTCATTAGTCTTGCTCCTCATAAACCCATTCAACCTTTAGATTGTCGGGTATACCTTCAACATGTCCGTCATCTTCATAATACTCAGACCATGAATTAAAGGTTTTATTATCGTTATCCATTTCTCCTTTATAAGGAACATCATCCCAATAATGCTTTATTGCTTCCCAGTTCTTGATATGTCGTATTGGAAATAATCCTGCAATACTTAATGCATGTTCTTCAGGCGTTTCTCCATTTTCCCAAGCCTCCATTAATTCGCATGTATCAAAATCTTCATACATCCAATCTACAAATTCATTGCGGTTTAGTTTAAATGTTACTTTACTCATTCTTGCACCTCCTCTTTTACGTGCTTAATTAGTTCATGGTAATAGAAATTATCGTTTTCTATTTCTTGTATTATTGCTCTGCCTATTTCCTCCCTCGTTGGTGGTTGATGACCAACAAAAGTATTAAACTCGATTGGCTGTAATTGTATTACTACCTTTTGAGGTTCTTCTTGCGGCATGGTTTTAATATCGCGTTCTATTTCTATAAGTTCTCTTATTCTGTCTGCATCATTAGACATTTTTATTTCTCCTGGCTTTCGCCTTTTGGTTGGTGTTATCTCGCACCATTTGTATATCTGGTTGTATGTCTTCCAGAATTAGCTTTTTAACTTCGCTAACTGTAAGACCGTTTAATTCTTTGGTTACTATTTGAATGTCGCTGAGTTTAGGTATCCATGTTTGGTAATACTGTTTCTCTTGGTTGTTTAAGGTGTAGCACCAATCAATGATTAAGCCGTTGATGTTTATTGAAAATATCATTGGTTTTTATCCTTGATGATTAGAGCGACACCATAAAGACATACTGCCATGAATATTAGTATTAGTATTAGTTGCCAGTCCATTAGTCTTGCTCCTCTAACTCTGCAACAGTAAACGGTTCTAAAAAGTTTTCTATTGTTGTTATTTGGTTTTGTATATGAACTATATCTTTATAAATATTTGTATCGGTTGGAATGTCATCTAATAAACAAGCTACAGATATACTTGCTTCTCTTACTGCTTTTAATACTTTATCCATCATTTACCCCTTGTTGGTTTGCCATTTGGAAAGGTTAAAGCCTCGCTAAACTCTTTCCAGTCCTTAGGTGTCATTGCAATTTCTACCTTGTGAATAGGCGTGTTATCTTTTAGTCCGTACTTCTTGCGAAGTTGACTTATTATGCTTTTGTTTTTAGATCGTGTTTCTTTGCTCATTGTTGCACCGCCTGTAATTGCCATTCGCCACAATGTCCGCATGAATAATCAAAGCCATGTTTAAAATCTTTACCTGGTAATGCTTGATATGTCATTTCTCCGGACTCGTTGCATTTATTACATGCAAAGCTAGTTCCGTCATCTAATAGGTTGCCAACTCTTAAAACGTCTTTAATTGTGTAAGTGTTACTCATTACGCCACCTCTAACCCTAAGCCATTTAATGACTTTTTAACGTGTTCTGGTAATGGTGTAGTTAGCCACTTAGTACCATATTTATATGGCTCTCCGTTATGGTCATCAATTAAGAGATTGGCTTTTTCTAATTGCTCACATTCCCACGTGTAAAATTCTGCATTACTAGGCCTATTTAAAGTTTTTAAATATGCCATTTGTTTTGGCGTTCCTGGTGTGCAGTCGTTTAAATGGTAATCTTTCCAGATAGAGTAAATCTTTTTAAATATTCCGTTAGGAAATAAATGTTTATTTATCTCATCTAAACACTGGCCACCGTGAAGTATATCTGTTTTCTTACTGTTCCAGATATTGCCACAAGCGGAGAATTTTTCTCCGTCATATTTAACATCTACAGTAACAGCATTAACTTTTCTACCTGTTCCGTTGTAGTCTATTTTTCCAAACTTAAATGTTTTCTTTGTCATGTTTACCTCCTATTGGTTATTTTGTAATTTGATTAGTTGAATTCTTTTGGCATTAATAGATGCTATAAAATCTCTAGTTGTTAAACTGTTTGGGGAAGCATCCCATGATGTGCTATGCAACTTTTCTTTCATTGCATTAATTTCATTGCTTAGTTTTTGTATTTCTTTTGTCATGTTTACCTCCTAAAGTATTACGTTTGACTCCCTAATCATACCTAAATGTACTTATATATCAAGTAGTTAGACAAAAAAACTTAGTGTTTTTATGAGGAATGCTGTAATATAAGGGTTTACGGAGCATAAAAAAATTTCAAATATGGAGCAATTTTTGACTGAAAACGACAAGAAACCACCCAAAAAAGTGGGTAGAAAGTTAATTAATTTAGATTTGGAGCAAGTAGAAAACTTGGCTTCTCGTGGTCTTGGTACTACTCAAATTGCCCGTGCAATGGGCGTTTCATGGTCAACTATAGACCGTTCCAGAAAACGTTCTGCTGAATTTGAGGATGCTATAAAAAGGGGGAAGGCGAAGGGACTGGCACAGGTTACAAACTCTTTGTTCACTTCTGCCACTGACGGCAACGTAACCGCCCAGATATTCTACTTAAAGAATCAAGATGCGAAGACGTGGAAGGATCGAGTCGAGAACGTTCACGCTACTATCAATCTAAATGATGTTTTGACTGGTGCAAAAGATAGACTTGGCGACTCTATGGCGACTATCAAACAGCCTAAGGTTATAAACGCTGTTAAATCAACAGATACAGACTTGGAACAACTGGTAAATAATCAGGACGATATAAAAAAGAATGATAAGGGCGGATAGTTACGCTATCTTGTAAGGGTTGCCCTTCAATCTGCAAATCACATGCTCCGATTTAAAACGATTGACCCCCCCCTTACATTTTTCGCACGGGGTATATTACGTGTAACTGTTGCGCTAATTTTTTTTAATTTTTTTGAGTAGAATATGAAAGAGGTAATAAAAGGAATAATAGAAATAACAACCATAGCTGGACTTGGTAATTTTTTATTATTTATAATTTTGGTAAATATATGAAATACGGAGCTGAAGCTGAACAACAACTAATGACCGAAGTTTGGTCGCCTCAAGTTGCGGATGATCCATACAACTTTGTTATGTTTATCTTCCCATGGGGACAGAAGGACACCCCCCTTGAAGACTTTACAGGCCCAAGAGAGTGGCAAAAAAATGTTTTAAAAAAATTATCAATAAGCATACAAAGAAATAAAGGCGAAATTAATCCAGAGATGTTTAGACTTGCTGTAGCTTCAGGTCGTGGAATAGGAAAGTCTGCTTTAGTTTCATGGTTAATATTATGGATGCTGTCAACCAGATTAGGCTCAACCACTATCGTTACTGCCAACACCGAGCAACAGCTCCGATCAAGAACATGGGCGGAGTTAGGTAAATGGCTAACACTTTCTATAAACAGCCATTGGTTTACTAAAACTGCTACCACCATAAAACCAGATGGTTGGTTTGAAGAAGCACTCAAAAGAGACTTAAAAATAGATACAGGTTACTACTACGCCCAAGCACAGTTATGGAGTGAAGAGAACCCTGACGCTTTCGCTGGTATTCACTCATCCTACGGAGTTTGCTTAATCATGGATGAGGCATCAGGTATACCCGCACCCATCTATTCTGTCTCCGAAGGTTTCTTTACAGAGCCTACAGAAAATCGTTTCTGGTTTACCTTCTCTAACCCTAGAAGAAACACAGGGCCTTTCTACGAGAGTTTTACATCCAAGCGTAAGTTCTGGAACTTAGAACAAATAGACTCACGCACAGTCGAAGGTACTGACCAAAAACTATTCCAGACTATGCTCGAACAATACGGTGAAGATTCTACCGTTGCTAGAGTAGAAGTAAGAGGCGAGTTCCCCAACGCTGACGATGATTCAGTCATACCAATGGAACTGGCAAGAAACGCTGTCGATAGAGATGTGGCACTAACAACCAAAGCACCTATTGTTTGGGGATTAGACGTTGCACGTTTTGGCGGAGACAATTCTGCACTATGTATAAGACAAGGTAATACTGTTCTTGAAATTAAGACTTTTAAATCGATGGATTTAATGCAATTATGCGGTGCGGTTAAAAACTTATATGACGACAGTACAGTTGTAGAACAACCACAAGAAATACTTATAGACGTAATTGGTCTTGGTAGTGGTGTTGTAGATAGACTAGCTGAACAAAACTTACCAGTAAGAGGAGTTAATGTTGCAGAAGCACCATCGACTAAGAAAAACTATTTGAACTTAAGAGCTGAATTATGGTTCGCAATCAAAGATTGGTTGGTGCTGCGTAATTGCCGACTTCCTAATGATGATGAGCTTGTATCAGAATTGGCAGCACCTAGTTATAAATATACATCAACTGGAAAAATAAAAATAGAGTCAAAAGACGAAATGAAAAAAAGAGGTGTTAAGTCTCCAGATAAAGCTGACGCACTTGCACTAACCATGGCAAGTTCCGCTGCAAGTTTTAGTGGTGGCGAGAACTTTTTAGGGTATAATTTCAAGAAACCCTTGACATCAAGAATAATCAGAGTGGGATAAATTTATGGAATACGACAAAGATCAAGAAATCGAAGAGTTACAAGTAGAAGATTCTTACAATGAAGAAGAACTACAAGGCGTACTTAAGTCCGAAATGGATGACGCTAAAGACTTTATCGACCAGATAGACCAGGACAGAGCTGATGCTACTGACTACTATCTTGGAAACTCACCAACATCACAAAGCTCTATGCAATCAGAGTTTGTATCAACCGATGTTAGAGACAGCGTGTTGTTCATGCTGCCATCAATCATGCGTACATTTTTTGGTACTAATAAAATAGTAGAGTTCATACCTCATGGCCCAGAAGACATACAACTAGCCAAACAACAAACAGATTACATCAACTATGTTATCCAACAAAAAAATCCAGGATTTAAAGTTTTATATGATGCGTTCAAAGATGCACTCATTAGAAAAACTGGTTTTGTAAAAGCCTACTGGGATGACAGCATTACTGCATCAACTCACGAATATACAGGACTATCACCAGAAGCCTATCAAGCTATTACCCTTGACCCAAATGTAGAAGTCATTGAAGAAAAAATTGAAATGCAAAGCATGACAATAATGAATCCTGAAACTGGCGAAGAGATAACTCAAGAAACTCCAGCTAGTTACGATGTAAAAATTAGAAGAATTAAACCTAAAGACCAAGTGGTAATCGAAGCAGTACCAACAGAAGAAGTGTTAATTTCAAGACACGCTAGAGACTTAAATACTTCTCCATACGTTGCACACAGAATGGTTAAGACTGTAAGTGACTTGGTTGCTATGGGTTATGACAAAGAACAAATGGAACAGTTTGCTGGTTCTGGAAGCGCAGTCGATGAAGACTCCTACGACCTAGAACAAGCAAGAAACCCATACGCAGATTTTACTGGTGTTGATAGAGCAGACAGTAATAGTAAAAGTGTTCTCTATGTAGAGCATTATGTTTTTTATGATTTAGATGGTGATGGTATAGATGAAAGGATTAGAGTATGCACTGTAGGGAATGGATTAAATATTGTTAATTCAACACCCTGGGATGATTTACCTATTACACTCTTCTGTCCCGATCCAGAGCCTCATACCTCCATTGGCTCATGCCCCGCGGACTACTTGATGCCTATTCAAGCGGCTAAATCTCAGATAATGAGAGATACCCTTGATAGTCTAGGCCACGCCATCTTCCCACGAATGGGTATAGTAGAAGGACAAGTCAACATTGATGACGTTCTTAATACTGACATAGGACAACCAATAAGAATGAGAGCGCCAGGAATGGTTCAGCCTTTCTCTGTTCCTTTCGTTGGTAAAGAAGCCTTCCCTGTATTGTCTTACTTAGACGAAGCAAAAGAAAACCGCACAGGTGTTTCCAAGGCTTCGGCTGGACTTAATGCAGAAGCATTACAATCTACAACTTCCGCAGCTGTATCGGCTACTATGTCTGGCGCACAAGGAAGAGTAGAACTTATCTGTCGTCACTTTGCTGACGGAATGAAAGATTTATTTAAACTTGTAAACTCACTTGTTATCAAGCACCAAGAAGGTCAAGACATGATGAGACTTAACAACGAGTTTATTCCTATTGATCCTAGATACTGGGATGCTGATAAAGATATGGTAATTAATGTTGGTATTTCTAAAAACTCTGACGAAGAAAAGTTCCAAGTCCTAACAGCACTATCACAAAAACAAGAACAAATATTACAAACTCTAGGCCCTAACAATCCTTTGGTTAATTTACAGCAGTATGCAAACACTTTAACTAAAATGATTGAGATGGCTGGATTTAAAGATGCAACAACATTTATAAATACACAAGTTCCTCCAATGCCTCCGCAACCACCAGAAGCAGCCAAGCCTTCTCCAGAAGAAATGTTGGCACAAGCCGAAGCAATGAAAGCACAGAACTTAGCACAAAAAGCTATCATTGATGCAGAGACAGATAGAATGAAAATCATTATGGATGACGACAGAAACCGTGATGAACATGAAGCTGATCTAAAACTCAAGGTTGCAGAATTACAAGCTAAGTATGGCGCACAAATTAATGTAGCAGAAATAAATGCAATTATGGAAAGAGATAGAGAAGCGATTAGGCAAGTAGCAAAAAACCAATCGCAAGGAATGTTTACTAATGGCAACAACCCACCAATCGGATAAGATTTACGACTTAGAATTTCTTGACGGAGATTTTATTTATGTTGGCTCTGACATAAAAGCTAAAAACCTAGAAGAAGCAAAAAGAGTGGCTATGATATTTTTACAGATACCACACGACTCAGAACTAATATCTTCTAAAGTAACTTTAATACACTAATGAAAAAATATTTAATTAAAACATGGGAATGGCTTGACAGTTTAATGAAGCCAAAAAAAATTATTAAGAAAAGAGGAAGACCAAGGAAAAAGAAATAATGGCAATAACTTATAGAGGCGAAAGGTTCTCTGGTTATAACAAACCTAAAAGAACACCTAGTCACAAAACTAAATCACACGCTGTTCTAGCAAAGGTTGGAGATGTCATAAAACTTATTCGCTTTGGTCAACAAGGCGTTAGCGGTGCTGGTAAAAATCCAATGACTGCTAAAGACAAAGCAAGGAAGAAATCATTTAAGGCAAGACACGCCAAGAATATTTCTAAAGGTAAACTGTCTGCTGCTTACTGGGCAGACAAAGTAAAATGGTAAGGAGATACTATGTCACTATATGCAAATATAAATAACAGAAAGAAAAATAAAACAAGTAGAACTAAAAAGAAATCTACTATCACTAAGAAAGCCTACGCAAATATGAAAGCTGGTTTTCCTAAAAAGAAAAAGAAATAATGAAAGGCGTTAAACATTACAAAAGAGATGGAACTGAACACAAAGGCAATTCTCACAAAATGCCTAACGGACATTTACATTCTAATAAAAATCACACTGCAACAAGTGTAAGGCTATTTCATTTTAACGAATTAAGTGAAACAGCTAAGAAAAAAGCTAAAGGCAAAAAGTAACTTGTCTTACTTACTTGGTAAATATTTAGAATGGTCTTTTAAAAGAAAAGCAAAGAAACTTAATAAACATTTGCATGAATACAAAAACAAAAAAACAAAGAAAACAGACAGTTAATTCTTTGGCTAAAATACAACAACTATATAAAAATAAAAATGATAGAAAAACTAATAAAACCAGTAAGCGAACTTCTTGATAAGTTCATTCCAGATGCAGACACAAAGCAAAAGATTGCACATGAAATTGCAACCATGTCTGAAAAGCACGTTCACGAAATTGCTAAAGCACAAATAGAAGTAAACAAACTTGATGCTAAAGGCGACTGGTTTCAATCATCATGGCGACCCGCTACAGCATGGATTTGTGTATGTGGTTTTGCAGTAAACTTTTTAATCAGTCCACTCGCTGCTCCATTTGGTATTGTCGTACCACAAGCAGACACCTCAACTATGCTACCTGTACTCATGGGTATGTTGGGTCTTGGTGGACTAAGATCATACGAAAGGGTCAAAGGCGTAGGGAAATAATGTCTTGGGTAAACTTTAAAGAAGAAGAGTTTTCTTGCAAACACTGTGGTAAAAATGGTATTTCACACGAACTAATAAATAAGTTACAATCACTAAGAACAGAGCTGGATTTTCCCTTTATTATAACTTCTGGGTACAGGTGTGAAGACCACCCAATAGAAGCAAAGAAGAAAACTCCAGGAACTCATGCAGAAGGCCTAGCGGCTGATATATATGTAAGAGGAGATAAGGCTCTACAAATAGTATCGAAAGCTAGAGATTATGGATTTACTGGTATTGGCGTAAACCAAAAAGGCGACTCTCGATTTATACACTTAGATATTTCAGAAGAAAAACCAAACAGACCAAGACCACACATTTGGAGTTATTAATGGACAACCCTATTTTATTTTGGAACGCAATCATTACGTTGGTGTATGTTCCTATTATCTATAGTATCCGTACTAACGCGGCAGATGTTAAACGAGTTGAAATACTTGTTAATAAAACCAGAGAAGAAATCCCAACACGCTACGCAACCAAACAAGACCTCCATTTAGACATGCAAAGAATTTTCGATAGATTAGACAAATTAGACGAAAAAATTGATAAACTAATAGCTAACTAGGAAATAATTATGGCAACAACATACGACCCAGAAGAATATATCGCAGCATTAGGCAATCTAACTCCATTAATGAGAGATGAAATAGGTGGTATTGAAGGCATAACAGACATCAATGGACAAGTAAACATTGATAACCTTAATAATGTTATAAATGGCTACACTCAAAATCAAGGCTATGATATGCCAATAAATACGCAAACATACCCCACTTATTCAAGTGGATTAAACTATGCTCAATCAATAGCTGGTGGCCAAAACGTACCTAATATGATTGCACCAAGCATGAGTTATTCAGCTGCTAATCCAGAAGGGTTTACTCAAGCTGACATTAACTATGGTAATGTTTCAAATCCCTATGGCTATACCGTGCCACCACGAGGAACTCCAGACGATCCTAGCTTTTTTGGAACTGGTATCGGTGGCGTAAGAATACATCAAGACCGAAAAAATATACCGTTTAGAAATATCTTTGGTAATAATGCTGACGTTACTGGATATCAAGTCCCAACAGAACAACCAGTACAATTACCACCACAAGAATTTAATATAGAGCAAATTCTTCAAGATATAACGGACTCAGAAATAGATATACCAAATATAAGAGGCCCAGTTGATATGCCATTTCCTCCAATACAGCAAGATCAACTATTTATAAATGATAGTCCTTTTATTGAACAAGATATATTTACTCCAAGAGAATTAGTACAAGGCCCAGTTGATATGCCTATACCAACGGATATACCTGAATCATTAATAATTCCAAAAGTACCAGATGAACTATTTATTGATAATATGTCAAGGTTTATCGATATACCAAGTGAAGATTATAAAGTACCACAAGTACCACTTAATAATTTACTAAATCAAAATCCACCTCAAACACCAGTTGGTATGTCTCCACAAGAAACAGCAAAAGTATCATCACAACAAGAGTTACTAAATTTAATTTCTAATAAAGATGAACTAACACAAATACCAGCTGATGACGGTGTAAGAAATCAATATCAAGTTGAGCTTGATGAATTTATAAATAAGTCTCCTATAAACATGGATACATATAAAGAAGAACTACCAGTAGGTAGTGCAATCAATTTAGGAATACCAGCATTTATGGAAGCAGTAGTTCCTATGGCTGTACCAGGATTAGGATTAGTAAAAAATATTTCTGATTCTTTCCAGAATGATTTTTCACCAAGTGGTTTACAAAGTTTTGAGCCATCACCAGTTTCATCATTTACACCTGGTATTGACTATTCACAAGTTAGAAGATTTGGAAGATAATTAATGCCATCACAAGAAGATATTTTAAATTCAAACGAAGCAGAGTTAATTCTTAACGCTGAAACTTTCACAAACGCAATCGAAGAACTTAAAAATGAATACATAAATTTATGGTTATCATCCAAGCAAGATGATATAAGTAAAAGAGAAAATTTACACAAAGCAATCAAACTATTACCAGAAGTCGAAAGACATCTACGCATTATCGTAGAGAAGGGTAAAATCACAAAAGCTCAATTAGGAAGATTGCACAAAGTTGTGTAAAATTTAGATAAGTATTGTTAAAATATTACTTTACATTTTTAAGGAATGATTATGACCAACAACGCAAAGCCGATTGGTTTACAAACAAACATGCAAGAGACAGAACAATCTTTTGAAAGTTTTTTGACTCCAGACGAGCAACCAGAAAACGAAATAGAACAACAAGCATCGGAAGAGCTAGTTAACGAAGAGGAAGTTATCGAAGATAATGAATCTTACGAAGAAGAGCTTGAAGCAGATGTATATGAAGACGAACCTCAAGAAGATCAAGTAGAAGAAGAGGAGTCCGAGCAACCACAGCTATATACAATTAAAGTAGATGGCGAAGATACACAGGTCACGCTTGAAGAACTCCAAAACGGATACAGTCGCCAAAGAGATTATACGAGAAAAACTCAAGAGTTAGCTCAACAGCGAAAAGCTATTGAAGCTCAACAACAAGAGGTTTCTCAAAAAGACGCAATTTATTCACAGTTGTTACCAAAAATGGAAGCGACTTTGAAAGGCGAGTTAGGAAACGAGCCAGATTGGAATGCACTTTACGAAGCAGACCCTATTGCTTATGTCCGTGAAAAAGACATCTGGAATGAGAAAAAGCAAAAGTTACAATCCGTACAGGCTGAATCACTAAGACTCCAACAAGAGTCTCAAGCTGAACAGCAAAAGAAACTTCAACAGTTTGTTGAATACGGAAATCAACAGTTGCTTGAACAAATACCAGAATGGCAAGATAACGAAATGGCATCAAAAGAAAAGATGGCAATTCGTGATTATGGTGTTAATGTTCTTGGGTACACACCTCAAGAGATGGACAGCGTTTATGACTACCGAGTTTTACTTGGTTTAAGAAACGCATGGCTACAACATAAGACACAACAAGCGACTAAAGTGAAACCAACTGAAAAGAAAGCGGCAGCTCGAACCGCACGACCTGGCACTTCAAACGTACCCAAAACAACAACTCCTGTGAAAAGAGCGCGTCAAAAATTAGCTAAGACTGGAAAGGTTCAGGATGCAGCTAAATTATTTGAACAATTAATATAAACTTTTAAAACATAGGAATTAAATATCATGGCAAAAGTAACAAACGCATTTGATACTTACTCAGCGACTTCTGATAGAGAACAACTGAGTGACGTAATTTATAACATCTCACCACAAGCTACTCCATTTATGAGTGCTATTGGTAAAAATTCAATCAAGAACGTAGTTTTCGATTGGCAAACAGAAACTCTACCAACTGTTGATGCAGCTGGTGAACTAGAAGGCTTTAGATTAGACGGAGCTACTTCAGCTTCTACTGCTACAACTAGAGTTAGTAATGTTGCAATGATCTCTTCAAGAGATGCAACTGTATCTGGTTCTCAACAAGCATCTGACCCAGCTGGTAAGAAGTCAGAAATGGCTCATCAATTAGCTATTATGGCTAAAGCATTGAAAAGAGACATGGAAACAGCTCTCTGTCAAAATGGTGGTAAAACAACTGGTAACGCAACAACAGCTAGAAAAACTGGTGGCTTTGAGTCTTGGATAAAATCCAATTACAGTAAAGCAGCAGCAGGCGCACCTACTGGTGGTGGTACAGCTCCAACAGACGGAACTCAAAGAGCTTTAACTGAAACTTTACTTAAAGCAGTATTACAATCTTGTTTCACAAACGGTGGAGAGCCTTCAATGGCAATCTGTGGCCCTGTAAACAAGCAGAAAATATCTGGTTTCACAGGTAGAAGTTCAGCTAGACAAATGGTTGATGCAAACACAGTAGAGGCTTCTGTTTCTATTTATGCTTCAGACTTTGGTGAGTTAAAAATCGTTCCATCTAACTTCAGTAGAGAAAGATCACTATTATTAGTTGATCCAGACTATGCTAAAGTTTCTTTCTTAAGAGACTTTAAAACAGTTGATATCGCTACTGTAGGTGATGCACAAACTAAAATGATTGTGACAGAATATGGATTAGAAATGAGCAACGAAGCTGCTCACGGTATAGTCGCAGATTTAACAACTTCATAAGTTAGTTAGAATTCAGGGAGAGCTTCGGCTCTCCCGCCCTTATTTAACATGGCAACAAAACGTACAATCACAGACCATAAAACTGGTTATAAATCAGAGTTCATTACCGAAGATGACAAGCTGGTTTATCATACGACTCAAGATGTTGCTCCCGTCATTGACCACGTTAAGAAACTAAGAGACAATACACTTAAGCCTGGAAAAGATATGCGACACATTGCTGAAGTCCCTATGGTGATTTGGCAAAAGGCATTACGCGAAGGCTGGTCAAAGGATAGAGCTAAATGGAAACAATGGCTCAACGACCCAGATAATAAAGTATTTAGAACTTGGCAAGGTAAAGTATGACATATGCAGAATTAAAAACAGCAATAGCAAATTATCTTAATAGATCAGATTTAACGTCTGATATAGATACGTTTATCGATAATGTCGAAGCAGAACTTAACAGAAGGTTAAGAACCAAAGACATGATTAAAAGAGCAACTGCTACAGCTGACTCACAATATTTAACAGTTCCAACAGATTGGATAGAGGCAATTAATGTAGAAATTACATCAAACGATTTCAGTCCTTTATTCCAACAATCTATAGAGTCATTAGATGTCTATAGAAAATCAAATAACAACTCTGTAGGTCAACCAGTTTACTTTGCAATGGTTGATGACTCCATCGAATTAGCACCAACTCCTGATGGAGAATATACCCTACAGCTAACTTACTATGCTAAAATATCTGCATTAAGTGATACCAATACAAGTAACTTTGTATCAGTCTCGCACCCAGATGTTTATTTATATGGTGCATTAAAACACGCTTCTATCTTCTTAATGGAAGATGAAAGAATACCAATGTTCACTCAACAGTTTGAGAAAGCATTAGAAGAAATGAGACTCGAACAAGAGAAAGCTGCATTTGGTAAAGGTTCTTTAATGATGAGAAGAAGAACTTACGGAAAAAAACAAAAAAGAAATTATTACTACGGTAATTAATAAAGGAGAATAGAATGGCTGGATTTTCAGATTATTTAGAAAACAAAGTTGTTGGTCATGTATTTGGTGGATCAGCCTATACAGCTCCAGCAACATTATATGTAGCATTATATACATCAGCACCATCTGATACTGGTGGTGGAACAGAAGTTTCTGGCGGAGGCTATGTAAGAAAAACAGCAGCTTTTACTGTCACTGCTGATACAGCATCAAACACATCAGCTATAGAATACCCAACAGCTACAGCTAATTACGGTACTGTTGTTGCAGTAGGTGTTTTTGACGCTTTATCATCTGGTAACTTACTTGCTTATGGTAACTTAACTACAAGCAAAACTGTTTCTACTGGAGATGTATTTAGATTTAATGCAGGTGCTATAGACATAACTGTAGCTTAATAACATGGCTTCAGTTGGCTATGGTTTTGGTGGATACGGTAAGTCTTACTGGGGAACACCACAATTTGAATTAGCTGAAAGCTCAATCACAGCAACATCAAACCTAACTGCGGTTGGTGTTGTACCTGTAACTGGAGAAGCATTAATAACTGCTTCTTCTAGTGTCACAGCAGTTGGACTCGTACCAATACAAGGTGCATCATCTATAACAGCAACATCTGGTCTTACATCAGATGCAGTCATAGTTAAGTTTGGTGCGTCAAACATATCAGCAACATCTAACCTAACCGCTGTAGGTACACAGATTGATATTGGTGGCGTTATTATGGCGGCATCAACAAGTCTTAGTGCGGTAGGCACACAAATTGATGTTGGTGAATCAAATATTACCGCATCTACAAACGTAACTGCTACTGGTGTCTTTATCGTATCAGCGGCAAGTCAAATAAACGCTACAACTAACCTAGATGTCACTGGCTCACTGATTCAGTTTGGCACTTCTAGTATTCAACAAACAAGTGGTTTTTCTGCGATAGGTAGTTTAAAATGGGAAGACCAGACTGTAGCAGATACTATTTACATAGACCAATCACCAGCTACAACAACTTGGACAGATCAGTCCTCAACAAATACTAATTGGACTGACATCGCAGCATAAACAGGAATAAATTATGGCAGATACATTTACAACGAATTTAAACTTAACTAAACCAGAAGTAGGAGCATCTACAGATACTTGGGGAACAAAGCTAAACGCTGACCTCGATACTCTTGATGGAATCTTTGCCTCTAATGGTACTTCAGTAGCATTAAACCTAGACGGAGCAGTAATTGATAGTTCTGTCATTGGTGGCACAACCCCAGCTGCGGGAACATTTACGACTTTTACATCTACAGGTATTGATGACAATGCTAGTGCAACAGCTATAACAATTGATAGTAGTGAGAATGTTGGAATTGGAACTTCATCTCCAAATGCTTACAGTAATGTAACTACATTAACAGTAAATGGAACAAATCAAGGTAGAGTAGATTTAGAATATGGAGGAACTTTTGGTGGTGCAATTTTAGCTGTTTCAGGGGAAACACAAATAAAAGCAAGTGGTAGCTCACAAGTTATGGCGTTTGAAGTCAACGATGCAGAACGCATGAGAATAGACACATCAGGCAACGTTGGAATTGGAATGAGTAATCCAGCAGACTACAATTTTGATACTGGTGTAAATTTAGTTGTTGGAAGCTCTAGCACAAATGGTCAAATACAGGTTTTATCAGGAACAAGTGGTATAGGTTATTTAGCTTTTGCTGATGGAGTAACTGGAGCAGAAAACTACAGAGGTCTTATTCAGTATCATCATGGAAGTAATTACATGGGTTTAAGAACCAATGGTTCAGAACGCATGAGAATAGACTCGTCAGGAAATGTTGGAATTGGAACGAGTAGTCCTACTGCTAAAATGCAAATCAATGACGCAAGTTCATCTAAAGTTCGTTTTCTTGATACTACTGACTTTTTCTATACAGATTATGGTAGAGATGGTATTGACGCATATACCAACACCAATGGTGCTGCACCTATATTTTTTAAGACTGGTGGCTCAGAACGCATGAGAATA